AATGACAAAAGGTTCTCCTAATGTTTTTGCAGGAGGTTAGATTGTTATTATAAATATTGTATATGGCAAAGTATGACGCATCAATAACAAATGAATCAAGTAGATCCGTTAGGATCTTTAGTGATTTAAATTTAAATTTTACTAGAAATCCTGCAACAAATGATGTTGCTAGATTAACGGATGTGGAAGCGGTTAAAAGGTCAGTTCGTAATTTAATTTTAACAAATCGTTTTGAAAGACCTTTTCATCCAGAAATAGGTTCATCAATACGTGATTTATTGTTTGAAGTTATTACTCCACTAAATGCTGTTTTATTACAGGATAGAATTGCAGAAGTAATAGATAATTTTGAGCCAAGAGCTTCAATAAATCAAATTATTGTGCAAGATGAAATAGATAATAACCAATATAGAGTTACTATTTCTTTTTATGTTGTTAATACTCCAGAACCAGTTACAATAACAGAATTTTTACAAAGGTTAAGATAATATGGCAAAGTTAAGTATATCACAATTAGATTTTGATGGAATTAAAGTTAATTTAAAAAGATTTTTGTCTAATCAAAGTCAATTTAAAGATTATGATTTTGAAGGATCAGGTATGGCAGTCCTTATGGATTTATTGGCATACAATACACACTACTTAGCTTATAATGCTAATGTAGCTGCTAATGAAATGTTTATTGATACTGCTGATATGAGAAATAGTATTGTATCGTTAGCAAAAGCTTTAGGTTACACTCCTAATTCTGCTACAGCCCCTTATGCTGATATTAATGTGGTTATTAATGACGCAACAGGTTCCACATTGGTTATGTCTGCTGGAACACAATTTACTACAACCGTTAATGGCCTTTCATATAATTTTGTAACCATTGGTTCAAATACAATCTCACCTATAGATAATGTTTATACTTTTTCAAATTTAAAAATTTATGAAGGCACATATGTAACTTATCAATACACATATGATAGTACAGATGTTGACCAAAGATTTTTAATTCAATCAGCTAGTGCTGATGTAACAACGTTAACAGTTCAAGTTCAAAATAGTTCTACAGATACGGTTATTAATACTTACACAAAAGCAACTTCAATTACAGAATTAGATTCAACATCAAAAGTTTATTTTTTACAGGAAGCTGAAGATGGTAAATTTGAAGTTTACTTTGGTGATGGAGTAACGGGTAAAGCTTTAACAAATGGTAATATTATTATTTTAAAATATGTAGTTACTAATAAAACAGCTGCAAATGGAGCTTCATCTTTTTCTTTATCTGGAAATATTGGTGGATTTTCAAATGTAACACTTACAATAAATTCAAATGCAGCTAATGGTGCTGAACCTGAAACTAATCAATCAATAAAATTTAATGCACCAAAATCTTATGCAGCTCAAGACCGTGCTGTAACTGTAGAAGATTATAAAGCAAAAGTAAAAGAGCTTTATGCAAATACTCAATCAATAAGTGCTTGGGGTGGTGAAGATGCTGAAACGCCTTTTTATGGCCGAGTATATATTTCGATTAATCCAAAATCAGGTTCTACCTTAACTCAAACTACAAAAAATTCTATTATAGATTCTTTAAAAAGATATTCAGTTGCTTCTGTAACACCAGTCATTGTGGATCCTGAAACAACAAATATAATTTTAACATCAACAGTTAAATATGATAAAACAGCTACTAGTAAAACAGCTGATACTTTAAAATCTGAAACAATAGAAGATTTAACAGCTTATAACTCCAATACACTTCAAAGTTTTGATAGTATGCTAAGGCATTCAAAATTAATTGAAATTATAGATGATGTGGATACTTCTATACTTTCAAATATTACAACTTTAAAAATTAGAAAATCGTTTACACCAACAATTGGTTCGTCTACAAATTATACTGTATCATTTTCAAATGCTTTGTATAATCCACATTCTGGACATAATGCAAGTGCTGGAGGAATATTAGTTTCATCAGGATTTAAAATTGGGTCATCAGCAAATGAATATTTTTTTGATGATGATGGTGCTGGTAATATAAGAAGATATTATCTTGTTGGAGACGTTAGAACCTATGCTGATAATTCTGCAGGTACGATTGATTATGCAACAGGAGCTATAGCAGTTAATGCTTTAAATATTTCTTCAATATCAAATATTAGAGGATTAGCTTCTACCATAGTTGAATTAACAGTTACACCAAACTCAAATGATATTGTTCCTTTAAGAAATCAGATTTTAAATATAGATGTGGCAAACAGTTCTATTACAGTTGAAGTGGATACCCTTGTTGGTGGCTCTTCTAATGCTGGTATTGGTTATGTTACAACATCTAGTTATTAAAGATGGCTAAATTTACAGATAAATTATCAAATTTAATAAGTCAACAAGCACCTGATTTTGTACTTGATGACCATCCGTATTTTTTAGAATTTATAAAAGCATATTATACTTTTTTAGAATCAGCAGAATTATCCTTAACAAATATTGGTGATTCAGATACAATTAATTTAGAAACTGAAACAGCTACAATTAATGACCTTTTATTAAATGGTACTAACCAACAAAGTGATGATAAAGGAGATAGAATACTTTTAGAAGATACTTCCTATGGTGATTTTATAAATGGTGAAATAATTACAGGCCAAACCTCAGGTGCAACAGCAACAGTTTTAGTAGAAGATATAGATGACAATTCTCGTTTGTTTATTACAGCAGAAAATAAATTTATTGAAGGTGAGCTTATTATAGGTTCTACATCATTAGCTGAAGCTACTATTTTAACTTATAGAGCAAATCCTGTACAAAACATCCAAGAACTTTTAGATTATCCTGATCCAGACAAAACTATTCAAGGATTCTTAACAAAATTTAGAAATGCTTTTTTACAATCTATTCCTGATGGATTATATGAAGATGTGGATAAAAGGAAACTAATTAAAAATATTAATTCTTTATATAGAGCAAAGGGTACAAAACGAGCTAGTGAAATATTTTTTAAATTACTTTTTAATGAAAGTGCAGAAATAAGTTATCCTAAAGAAAAGATTTTAAGAATATCTGATGGTCAATGGGATAGCCGAAAAATAATTAGAGCAGTAGAGGTTGGTACTTCGGATGCTCAATATTTAATAGGTCAAAAAATTACTCAAGCAAATGATACTGCAAGTGCAACTGTAAATGAAGCAACAGCTATTGTTGAAAGTATATTTAAATTTACAATTTCAGGTGTAACAATTGTAGAATTAGTTTTAGTTAGTGATAGTGTTGTAGGAACATTTATTACTGGTGAAAATATAACTGGTACAAATAATGCAAATGAAGATAATTTAATTACTTGTACAATGACAGGAATTATTAATTCTAAAATTATAACAAATGATGGAACTTTATACAACACATCCGATAGTATTGTTTTAACTACTGGTGGTACCGATGCTATTATGCAAGTAGGTGATATTGGATCTGGTTCAATAGATGAAATATTTATAGATGGTGGTGGATCAGGATATGCAATAGGTGATGTAATTAATTTTAGTATTGGTAATGCTACAGCAAAAATTGCTGTAGTTAATGGTGGCTTAAGATTAGAAACAGGAACTGAAGCCAATTCTACAAGTCATATTGTATTAGAAGATGAAACAGTAAGAGGTGATCCATATACAGGAGATAAAGTTGTACAAGAATCAGGAACAGGTACAGAAGATATAACTGATATAAGAATTATTAATAATGGTAATGGTTATACATCTTTACCAGCTTTAACAATAACATCTTCTGGTGGTTCTAGTGCTTCATTGTTAGCATATGGTCCAGAAATTGGTAGAGTTTTAAGTTTAAAAATAATAGAGTTTGGAAGAGATTATCAATTATCTCCATCACCACCAACTCTAACTTTGCCAACATATTTACTAATTACAGGTATTACAGGTTCTTTTCTTCCTAATCAAACAGTTTCAGCTACTGGGTCAGATGGATCTACAGCGGTAACTGCAACAATAGTATCATTTAATAATAATACAAATATATTAAAGTTATCTAATGCTTCAGGAATATTTGGAACTGGTGTTACAGTTACAGGCTCTGGAGGTGCAACAGCTACTATAAAAAGATTTGATCAATCAACTGCAACTTCTACCGTAGGGGCTTTAACAACTACAGACGGTGCATTTATTAGCCAAAAAGGATGGATTTCTGAGGATACAATGAAAGTACAAGATAGTTTATTGTATCAAGATTATTCTTATATTATAAAAGTTGGTACTTCAATTATTGAATGGAGGGATGCTTATACAAAAACATTACATCCTTCTGGTTTTTATTA